AAATGCTTCTAAATCTTTTGCTTTCTTTAAAAGCTGTTGATACTGTTGTTCACTCATTCGTCCAGATGCGCGAAGACCATCAATAATTGCTTTAGCATCTTTACCTTGCATATTCTTCTTAAACTGAGCAAATTCTGAAAGCACATTTCCGCTTTGTTCAGTTGATTTTGAATTTTGCTGCGAACTACTATTACTCTTCGAACGTAACATCGACATAATCGGGTTCACGTGCCTTCATCATCCTTTCCAAACGAGCGATTCTCTCTTCCAAACTCTCCATTGCTTTCTTTTCTTCATCTTCATGTATCGATATATCAAGACCGGTAATGTCTTTCATTCCGACATCATCGGTCTTTATATACCAAATAATTGGATCCGTCTCATCCATAGCAAGTAATTCGCTATTTGGTGCCATTTCAATCATGTTGGCACCTTCTTTGCCTTTTACCTGTATCACTTTTGTCTGCGGACGCTGAACGCCTAAAGACTGCATAAAATACTGGGCAAAAGGATTATTCTGCTGATTAACTGCATATGCATTTAATGGATTATATGGAGATGATCCCGTTGTAAATGGATACTGCCCGTACATAATTGCCTCCTTTATTTCCATCCTTTTTCAGTCCATGTTTTAATTACTTTACCAGTTTTAGGATCCTTAATTGTTTTTGTAGTGGAGAACATTTTATTCATTGCTTTATTCTTAGCCTGATTTAAACGTGCTTTTCTCTGCTTTAACCATTTCCTTGCACGATTAACAAATTTATGATCTCGTATATATTGATTAGCGAGTCCTAATTGCTGCATCGAAGCTGCATAATTCCGTCCAGTAGCATTGATTTCTGTTTGATTACCTTTCTTTTTTGCATTGTCAAACTCACGCTTCTTAAATCTCGCTGAAGTCTTTAGTTGATCCATAGTAACTGGCTCGCGATGTACATATTTATATGTAGCGTAACCTGTTATTCTTCCATTTTTAGTATTATCTAAATCCACCATGTCAAAAGAAGAAGTGCGTATCTTATATTGACCAGTTTTTGATCTTTTTGGTTTTTCGTTATCATACCAATATATCCAACGCCCATTTTTAAATTCACGTCTTGTATATTTATGGGATCGAGCATGGTATAATTCATCCTTGTTAGCATAAAAATAATCCATCAGTCAAAAGCCTCCCTATTTAATTTCCATGCAACATATGCATCCATCATACTTGCGACCGGGTCAATCTTCTGTTCATATCTACGCTTCCACAACTTGCGGTTACCGTTCGTATCTTCAAGCGTAATACAATTACCCATTGCAAACTGCATAATTGACTCGTCAAATAATAAAAGTCGGTCCTCAGCAAGTTTACGCAATTCACCCAAAGGCACCGACTCGGTTTTTACACCTTGTATAACCTTCTCAATACCAAAAGGCCCATTCTCCTGAGCCCAACGATTGACAAAATCTTTCGCATTATACGGGTCATAACCAAAACTATTAATAGTATATTCCATCTCGATAATGTGCCTGTCGAGATCATCATAAATATCCATCATGTCAAGAACAGTTCCATCCATAACAATCAGACTGCCCTCAGTAATAAATTCCTCATATTTACTTCGCATAGCAGCAGGAAGTTTTATAAGCGTTTGCTCTGAAATATAATTGCGTGTCTTTATTCCAAAACGCCCACCAGCAAGAGGAAATAGAAAAGTAAATGAACAGAAGTCATCACCCTGAGAAAGGTCAGCACCCATAGAGCACTGCATCTGCCAGTAACTCTTCTTAGGATGAGGAATAGTCTGCTCATATGTAAAGAAGTATGTATAGCCTTCCATAGCAAGACCGAATCGTTTTGCTAAAATATCATTACGTACAGACGGGTTAGCCTCCATACGCTCTACATCAGTCTGATAAACTTCATAAGATACACTCTGACCGATATTGGGATTAGCTTTTAACCATAATTCAGGTCTGGCGACCTCAGATACATCATCAAGTTTATACCACCAAATTGACGTATGAATTTGCTGATACTCTCCTCTGAGAATCTTCATAAGCTCCATTTTGAGTGTATCACCAGGTCCATTTCGCACAGTACCCTCAGAGCTAGTTGCAACTATCAGATAATCTGGGATATTACCCTTGCTAGCACCCTGCTCGATAGCGCCGATAACGTCTTCACGAATATCACCAGAAAGCCATTCATCAATTGTCGCTACTTTGCATCGAAGACCCTGAAGCTTATCTATGCTCATGGGCCTTATACGAAGAATTGAGCCATTTAAAAAGTTCTGAATTCCACGTTTTGTAGAGGCAAGTTTCACACGATTTGCCTTAGACCCAGTCGTGTTCTGAAGCGATCCTTCAGTGAGAAACTGGAATAGTGGGCCTCTTGCGCGTGTAATGGCTGTACGAAGAGGAGATAAGACTTCGTCCGCCTGATCCATAGTTGGGGCGGTGGTAATCTGGTCAGTCGTACTCAAATCAATGTTAAGAAACTGATTGTGAATGCAACTGTCATAGATAGTTTTAGCCGCTCCTCGACCAATTATAAGAATCTGTTTATTAATCAGTCTGCGCTTAATTCTCTTACGAACATAATGACCACCATGTCCATCGGGATTTGGTTCGTATACACTTCGATCAATGAAATAATACCAGCCAAAGATCTGCTCACCCCAGAGTTTAAAACTATCCATTAATGTTAGATCGCTACCATCTGTTAACGTTAATTCATTCTCGCAACAAGCAATCCATCCTTCAACCGGATCTGGGTCGTAATAAACTCCGGGGTTTGCAATAAGTTGATCAATGCGCTGCATCTCCATCGCTATAGTCTCACAGACTGGAATCTCGCCACGAATTACGGCCTCTCTAAAACGGCCGTAATATTTTGGTACAGCCGTATTGGAAAGAGACATAATTTATCACTTCTTCTTTTTTGAAGAGTTGCCACCACCAATAATGGGAATTGATGGAACAGTGGGCCAAGGATTTCCTGGATCGCGAACATTGTGTATACTGGAAACAATATTCCATACATTAACACCAGCTAATACAGCTTTAATGCCAGTATTAGTAATCTCTGTCGCTTTATTTACATAATCCATTCCGGTTTTCTTCTTTGGAATTAAGGCGAACAAGTCTTTTTCTTTATTATGCCTTGTCATAACCGCATCTATATCATTATTTGTTAATTCCCTACGATGTCTATAAGCTTCTTTAACATCGCCTTCATTAATAATCTTCTGCTTTTCTTCGTCTGTCAGTTTCTGTAGAGGCTTCTCTTTTTTCATTCTTCGACGTTCACGTCTGGAAAGATGTCTATCCCCACCAGGACTTCCCTTCTGATAAGGACGTTCACCACTGCCAAGTGGATAACGACCGGAACCAACAGGAGCCCCATCAACCTTACTTCTTCCTGAATGCATCAGGTAATATTCACTCATTTTGAATTTCCTCCTATTTTGCAGGATCAACGGCGACATTCAAACGCCATTCATACTCATTGACCTGCCTCTGAAATGCTTCCAATACTGTAGAACTGGACGGCGGATCGAAAATGAGTTTCACTTTTAAATATATGTAAGTCTTAACCAATTCTAACTGCTGGCCTTCCGGGAGAAACTCGTCCCAAGTAGCCATATCATCGCTAATTGTGAAACCTTTTTCAGGGCCTACTCCAAGTTGGTTAAGAACTGTAAATGCCGAATTAATCGCTATAATAATATCGATATCGAAAGTAGTATCTTCTTCCACAATACCGATTAGTTTTTTTATAGACGTTAATATACTGTCCATACTCTCCTCCTTCATGTCTTCAAGGGCATGTATCATTCCTGCTCCTCTGAATCACAGTAGGAGGAAGCAGACTTCTATCGCCATAATGTATAGCATTATGTGTTCGGTGAGATGTGCATACCAAATAATCTGGGTTATAAATTTCTGGATTAAGTTCTGCTAAATCCTTAAGTACAACCGGATTAATATGATGTATGATAATACCTCGACCAATTTCACAACCCTCAAAGGCCAGGTCACAGCCCAAATCACGGACGATGACCTGGTCCCTGATTCGTTTCCACTCACTTGAATGATAGAATCGCTGATTCATCCAACGATCGAACCCGAAAGTTTCTTCAGCAATCCTTCCATCCAGTTTGAGATAGTTGAAACGCTCTTCAAATGTGGGAATAGTTATAAGTTCAGAATACGTCCTCATACTCACCATCTCCATTCCCGCTGTATTTACGCATAGCTGCAATAGCTTTAGCGTACATTTCTTCAGAAGCCTTAGATGCTCTAATAGCTTCTGTTTTTGCTATGAGAAGCTCTTTTTGAAGCTGCATAGTCTCCTTCTCAAGCTTCTCTTTTGTCGTAGCAAGGCGTAAAAAATGGACCAGCACCTGTGAAGATGCGGTACCTTCAAGTAATTGCTTCTCGGCTTGGTCTATTGCCAGGGCTATAAGCTGATTTTCTCGACCTTCCTCGGTAAGAGCAGGTCGTAGTCTCTGGGGAGGTTCCGCTTCCCCGACGGAGACTTTTTTCCGAGGCATAGCGGAGACCCTCCTTTTAAACTAAATTACATCGGGACCTTTAGCAACCGCTCCACTACCAGATGAAATTAAATTACCATAGAATACATTTCCAATAACATCATAAACTCCGATAGTATTATCTGCTTTTTTATAACATGGAATAAAATCAGCAAGTAATTCACCGGTATACATATCACGTGCTGTGAATTTGGAAATCTTACCATCCCATCCATAATATTCACCACTATATTCGGAGTATCTACCAATGTAAGCATTGGTTCTACTTCCTTTAATTGTAAAGCGAAATGTCATCTTTTCGCCTACTGTAATAGGTATATATGAATCATAGTAAGCATAATTAGAACCTTTTTGCCAAAAACGCAAAGATTGATCGTTGTTTACATTAGCAATATCAACTCTCCAATCATAAGTTGTATATGATCTAACCCGATATCCTACAGCGCAATGACCACTATCAGTGGTATCAGATGCACACTCGACTATAAAACTGGCATAATCCGGAACTGTCACAAGAAAACCTGCATCTGGTGTGAAATCCAAATACTCAACTCGCTGATACTCACCAGGGAGTTCTGGCTCTGGACTAGGCCCAGGCGACTCTCCAGAATTAAGCATAGTTCCAATGAGAAAGCTAGTAGTATCAATCATAATTAGTCACCTGCTTCGTCAGGATACCATTTATCATCTTCCGCATCATAGCAGCATAAAAAATTCTCGTTACTGCCAACTTTATCAATCTTAATATACCACGAACCGTTTCCAACATTTCTTGGTTTAGTGTCGGTGGATTTTCCATAATATGTATCCGCAGCTACTAATTTATGTTCGCCATCCACAATTGGATAACTACTTCCAGGAGTAACCATATCTAATCCTCCTTAATATGTAAAGGTCAAATGACCTTGATTGTTAATACTATAATTTGGTGCTGTTGAGGACGAGTAAGTAAGAATCAAATGTCCCTGATTATTAATACTAAAAGTGTAGTCGTCATAAGTAAGAATCTGGGCAATTAGTCCAGGCAGATCATCAATTGTCGATCCGCTCGGAACGGTTACTCCTTTTGCCTCAACAGCATCAAATGATGAATCTCTCTTATTTGTAATACGTGTAATTTCACTGGAAATACTCATGCCCTCACCCCTTAAATGGCAGCGAGAGCGTCCTCGATATCACTGGTAAGACTGACGGTTCCACCACTCGTATAACCGCTTGGAACACTGTAACTAGTCGTAGTAAGACCGTCAATCGTAGCACTGATAGCGCCATTATTAGTCATACTACCAGTCAAAGCAACAGCGCTACCACTGGAAATACTATGAGCCTTATAACCAGCTAAGATCTGAGCCGCAGTAGCAGTATCACCTGTCGTATCAGCATATTTAGCCGGAATAGCTGCTACAGTAACCTTACTTAAAACCTTACCGCTTGTCGGGGTAATATTTTGAGCAGTTCCACTGGGGGTAGCAGACTTCTCTTCTAGAGTGATGCTAACCATACCGGAGCCGTTGTGGTAACCTGCAGGAACCGTATAGCTCTGATTACTTGTCGTAGCGTCCAGCGTTTTTGAGACTGCGCCGTTATTTGCCATACTACCAGTTACAGCTACGGCACTACCACTGGAAATACTATGGGCTTTCTTACCATATAAAATATCTCCAGCAACAGCATCGTCGCCAGTGGTATCACCATACTCTGCGGGAATAGCACCAACAGTAACCTTACCTAAAACCTTACCACTTGTCGGAGTAATGTCCTGAGAAGAGGTGGTAGGTGTTGCGCTTTTAGTCTCAAGCGTAATACTAACCGTACCGGAACCATTATGATAACCGGCAGGAACCGTATAACTCTGATTGCTGGTAGTTGCATCGAGTGTCTTTGATACCGCACCGTTATTTGGCATCGTACCGGCTGTAGCAACACCGGCTGCAGTAACAAATATCTTCGGAGACAAGACTTCTCCTGCACTTACATTAACAGAGCTGACATCCTGATAAGCTTCAGGAATAGCAGCAATCGAAACGCCGCTTAAACCATAGTAGCCATTGTCGGCCGTAATCGACTGCGCAGATTTTGTAGGGGTAATCGGTCCCTTAGACTGCAGCGTATAGTTACCACCGCCGGAGACACCGGAAACAGTACCGGAACCGTTATGATAACCGGCCGGAATTGTATAGGTGTCGCCTTCCTGCACTGTAGCAGAAACAGCTCCCTGATAAGATATGTTGTCAATCTCATCAGCCAGATCATCAAGCAGATCTGTCGATTCGGCTAATCCAAACGTAACTAGTTTATTTCGAATTGTATTGCGAGCACCTTGAAGTCTCGCTATTTCAGTTGCTGTACTCATATCTCACCTCATATAATACTAAGCAATGCGTTGATGTTACCAATCTCTGTGTATACTGCAGCAGCTGTGATAGGACGCGTATTGTCCTGTTCGACACTATTAGCCGGAGTAATCCACTCAACGTCATAGTCACCAGAAGTATGCTTGGCCAGAAGATCTCCCTGAGCTCCGCCGGGAGGCAAACTAGACTCTCCGCCAACACGTACTATCTGCTGGTCAGAACGTACATCAACTGAATCGTGTGGATTTGTGTAAACATTGATCGTCATATCATCGTGATGAACAACCGATGCTAATTGCTCAATCTGAACACCAACTTGAGATGATACGAGATCAACAATTGTTGAGGAAGCAGAAAAGTCGACATGAACGTTCACGCTTTATCGACCACCTTTAAACCGCCACATTCAATAAGGTTACACATGAACTGCTCATTCTGATACCAGTCTAAGGAATAAACATATGATCCGACCGGGAACAGCGCCGATTCTTCTTGCGTTAAAGACAATTCCATTTGGTTCTTTGTCAAACCGGTGTACTCTTTTTCAAGAATAGTTTCGCCATTCTTTTTTGTCTTAAACGTAAATTTAAAAGCGTCACTCGGTGAGACTGTAAAACCGCTGATTGTAACGACCTCAGCAACACCCCAGTCGCCTTCGACAAACTGTAGATTTTTGCCGCTTGAACGCCATGCCATATGCTCACCTCACTAACTTAATTAATTATTTACTAAGGGCTCTAATCTCTCTCGCTCCGTTCCAGATGGCACAGATAGCCGCTGTTAAGCAATCGCCTATGATGAGCTGAGGAGTAAAAATTCCACCTAGCCAGGGCAATACTTCAGCCCAAGTAGCCGGTGGAGTAGCAAATGCAATAGTCAGGGCAGGAATTAATGTACCTGCAAAAACCTGAACGAAGGTCTTGATGGTTCGGACTAACCAGTCCGGCATATTGTTTTTAGCATGCATTTTGAATTCACCTCTCAAGTAGTCCAGAGTAAGATTTGTTGTCCTCTTCGCTGAACGTAGAATGGTAATTGTAAAGCATCCGAATGATATCACCCTTAGTAGCGGGCACATCCATTTCGTCTTTAAGTAAGAAATTATGCTTTGCAGCCCAGCTTACATAAGCCGGCTCCATAGGAACCTGAGGCTGCGGTTCTTCTTTTGGAAGGTGGTTTAAACCGGCATTTCTAATAATTGTAGGATAGTCATTGTAAGCGGCGTCTCCATCAACCTCGCTGGTGAAACCGTCCCATTTACAAAGGCCATACTGCCAGATACCGCACTGTCTCGGAGGAGTTTCCAGATTCGGATTGTTAAACCAGTGGGCAAGCCATAGATCATATCTGCTCAGATCGCCATAGTAATTCTTCAGGAAATTAGGATTGGCATAAAGCATGGCATAATATCCGTTCTGCTCGATTGTAGACAGAAACGCTTCCGCCATCTTTGTAGCTAACTGCTTGTTAATCTTGACACCTTTGTTACGAGCATAGTTGACACTATCGTCTTCGAAGTCAAAGCAAACAGGCAACTCAATCTTCTTGCCATGGATTGCAGAAATACAATACCGTGCTTCATTTGTTGCTTCTTCCACATTCGTGGCATAAGAAAACCAATAGACACCGACTGGAACTCCATACCTCGTGAAGCCTTCATAGTGGGTAAGGAACATGCCATCGTCGTTACCCTTACCATAACCGGCTCGCAGCATAACACCGCCTAAACCCTTGGATGCTTTCTCATAGTCTACATTCTTCTGCCATCCGGAAATATCGATATACTTCTTCATAGAATTTCCCTTCTATTTATTTACTTTCCAATGCCGCATAAGATTATATAAATCGTCAATATAATTGTTTCCGTCAAGAGCCTTATATGCCTCTACAAGTGAATCTAAATTTTTTCGTTCATACTCTCGTAGAACAGGTGGTTGATCGTCGCAATGCTTATAGTAAATTTCCGTGATGTCAGATCGAAGTTGACATTGTTGTCCCTCGGCTATCTTTTTTAGTTTCTTCCATAACGCTCCTAAAATTCCCAAAAAGCCTATGACCGTCACAATATAGCCGATCCATTGCACTAGAGATGACATAGTTCATTCGCCTCACGTTCTCATCCAATATTCAGACTTTATAATAGCGCCATTAACATCTATGATTTCGCATAAACATGATACTGCATTCTGATTGGACATAGCACTAGCTAGAATCTGATGAAAGTGAAGTAAGGCAGAGTCCATTTCTGCCTCGTTCCATATAGCTTTAGGGTTTTCGCCATTGTCTAAATTAGTTATTTCTATTAAATAAAGCATAATGATCCTTTCTTAATCGTTAAACTCAGAGCGAAGTATTATTTGCGATCCACTATTATTATAAGCATGAAATAAATATGTTTGGCCTATCACTAACCTACTCTCTAGCTGTGTATTTATTGCAACATCTAATATAACACTATTGTTATAGGTAATGTTTGAACTGGAGACAGAAACACTTGAGACATCTATATATGTCTTATAGTCATGCAGCCTCCATGACCCGGACCTACTTTCAATTATCGGCGCTTTTAACATTGGAGTTGATAAAGGAACAAAAATATATGCATTAGTAGTACTATATGCCAAGCCTATTCCGACAACACCATAAGAGACTCTTTCAGTATTAAGAACGTTTAAATATCTTCTGCATTTTTCTAACTCAGTAGCATAGTCGGGTACTTCATTAATTACCCAAGTAGCCCCTTCTCTATGAGCTAATGTCTGAGCTCCACCTAATTCTAACTTTGCTGCGGCCAAATATATAGCATTACCGTCGGTCCGTTCAGAAAGTCTAATGTTAAACATTAAATATTTTTTATTTAAACTACTATTATCAACAGTCACACTAACTGAGTTAAGCCCGGTTGTTGCGGTAACAGAAGCTATTGTATTAGTGCTAGTTTGCCCATCGGTTATAGAATCTACCAACGAAAGGCTTAATGTACCACCTATGCCGTAATTCATCAATCCGATTAAAACGGATGCTGTAATTTTTCTTCCATCAACTCTATCTATTGGTATTATTTGCCTCAAATTAGCGGAAGTAGTATCTGACGATCTTAATACTAAATATGATAATCTGTTATATACGGCATTAACTAAAAGGCATTGAGATGTGTGTAAATACCAATGATCAATTGACCACTTAGCGTTTCCAGAATAGCCATAATAATTACTGGTGCCAAATGTTGTAGTATAATTACGCTGATTTATAGGAAAATTATCATATACTGAAGCCGTTACAGCAGAACTTCCTTTTCCTAAAAAATAAGAATTAATTAATAAATTAGGATTTACATGCATTGGATATAAATTAGAAAAAGGATTACTACTATCTATAGTAGTAGTTAAACATCTCGTTAGCTCAGTTCTATAATCTGGTATTTCATTAACTACCCATGTAGATCCTTCGGTATGCGCTAAAGTTTGGCTGCTACCGATTTCTAATTTAACTGCTTGAATACCGGAAAAATTTGAACTGGCATTAGCATAACATACTATACCAAATGAAATTGCTCCTGATGGTCTTAAATACGCTTGTATGCTTTGACCTGTTTGATAATAAGTAGAAGTAATCAAAGAACTGCCGCTAGATGGCAGACTACTAGGAACTGTACCCGATGAAGTTACAAGACTGCCGCTTACTACAGCAGATATAGTAATGGACTTACCTAATAATAATTTTCCTATAGCTGGATCAGTATCTTGGTAAACTATTATATAATCTGTGGAATTACGTACGATCTCAATCCCAGAAGAATTAACATTAATTCTATAACTCGATGCGCATGATGCTTTCCAGTTATCAATAATTGTACTAGTATTCTGATAGATTGTCATTCCTCTTTGATTTATAGGAAATGTTCCCTCACCTATCTGACTGCCACCACCTAAAAAATACCAGTTGTATAATAAATTAGGATTTACTGTGGTTGTCTTGAGTGTATTAATTGAGTTATAGACTCCGCCCGCGGTGATAAGAGCGGTAGAATCCGAAGACGGCGTACCAGTAATTCCTCTGCGAGTAACCAGATTGCTTGAGGTCTCCAAAACACCATCCGCAAGTCCAGAAGTTGGTGTAGAGGAACTTATCAAACTTGGTCCCGTTGCGCCGGTATCTCCTTTAGCCCCTTTTAAATTTTTAAAAGCAAATGAGATGTTTTTTGCAGTATTACTACCGGAAGTAGACACTGTAACGCTCGGAGTGCCTGTATTGGCATCCACTGTGGCGCTTACTGTACCAAAACCAGCAGCTGCACCAGTGTCACCAACGACTTTTCCAAGGTCAATGGTAGGCATATTAAACCTCCTATATAGTTTAGCAACGTTTATCAGAACTTATGAGACCTGTTTCTCTTGAAAGGAGAGTCTTTTAAGTCGGAAGGTGGGACTTTTGTGCAGAAGGCAGGCACTTTTTACAGAAATATTGGAGGCAATTTCTGAACTTGACGGGCAACAAAGAGGAGTTTTAAGGCCTCATAAGTCCTGATAAACGTTGCTTATAGCTAATTAGCTTCTAGAGCTACCAAAAACATTTTGAGCAATAGTCCCCCCGGAGAATTTTAGAGG